AGTTCGACCGTGGACTTGCGATCAGTCCACACGCTGGTCAGGCTCACGCCGCTGGGGCGCTGCTCGCAGATCTTGTAGCCGCCGCCCTGGCTGAATGGGAACAGGGTGGTGTTTGGCAGTGCGGCGATCTGCTGCAAAAGTTGTTGGGCTTGGTTCATGTTCGGGCTCCGGTTCGTGTTGCGATGGAGTGACTATATCTCCATGTTTGGCTTTTCTCAATACCAACACAAACTTTTTACTAGGGATATACCCTAGGCCCGATCAGGTCAATACAGGGGCTTGATCCAGAGGACCGTGGAGGTCCAGACGATCGAGGCGTCGGAGATCATCTCGTTGGAGGGCCAGATGATCAGGTTGTGCGTGTCCCGGCGGTAGCCGCGGCGCACTACGGCCAGGATCTGCCGGCCGTCGCCTGTGGCCACCAGGCACAGCTGGTCGATGTTCTCTGCAGGCGCCACCTGGGCGGGCGTCAAGAACAGCAGCCACCCATCCTTGGTGCTCGAGTGCGACCGCACCTGAATTGCGAACGTCCCAACAGGACAGTCACCAGGGCCAATGACGTCGTCGTGAGTTCGCGGTGGCATTGTCGTAACCACACCGTGCTCATCCACGTGCGCGGCCACGGGGCAGCGCCTGACGTCCTCGGTCACCTCGATGCCGGCGTTGCGCATTACCTCGTTCAAGGGCACGCCGAGAATGACCGAGATCTGGTGCGCCTCGTGGGGCGTGATACGGCGCATGCCTCTGAACATGAGGGACACCGCTGCTGGGTCAATTTCCAACATCTTCGCCAACCTTCTCTGCGACAACTTCTTGTCGGCAAGCCGATCACGAAACCATTGTGTGTTCATAGCTACGCAAAGCGAAAGAGCCGCTTCTTAATCAACAGGGACTAGATAGTGGCAGTCTCTCCATGTTGCGTCAACCTCATACAATGAGCAGCCTCAAGATTGCGGCAACAACATCACGGAGTGCAAATGCCAATTCCCACGATCCATACCCTGTCCCCGGCCTATGACGTCATCCAGCGCCTGGGCGGCAAAACCGAGGTCGCTGAGCGCCTGAACCTAGACAAGAGCACCCTCAGCCGCTGGTGCCAGCCGCGGCCCGAGGGCACTGGGGGCCAGATCCCGCAGCGGCACTGGCCGGAGCTGATGAAGATTGCGCGCGACAAGAAAGTGCGCATCAAGATCGAGGAGCTGGTGGCCGTTGAGGTGTAGCCATGGTTGTCGGAGCACCAACCATGACCAACAGCGACTTCCTGGCCGAGATCTACGGCGAGCTTGTGGAGGGCACACACGGCTGGGTGTGCACGTTCCGCGCAGACCCCAGCAACGCACCGCCGGCCGTGTGGGCTGGGCGGCTCTACAAGGGAACGCCGCAGCAGGCGGCTCTCATTGATCGCAGCGGACAAGACAACACATATTTCTGCACTGCCGTTCTCGCGGCCACCGAGGACGGCGAGATCGTCAGACGCAAGGATTCATTCGTTCGGCTTGCGGTGCTGGTGCTGGATGACGTTCAGCTTCAGGACCTGCAGGGTTACAGCTACGCGATCCAGACCAGCCCGGGCAAGTTCCAGGTCGGCATCTTGATTGACCTTGATGACCCCGATGCCCGGAATAGGCAGCTCGTAGATCTACTTATGCAGGCATTGGCCACGCGGGGGTTCATCAAGGCTGACCGCTCCGGTAATAACGCGGTGCGTTATGTCCGGCTGCCAGTCGGGCAGAACACCAAGCCGCGCGCGGCCGGCGAGTGGGCGGTGCAGCTGGACACCTGGCGCCCGAGCGTGCGCTGGTCCCTCGAGGACGCCTGCCACGCGATCGGGATCGACTTGGACAACCTGCGCGCGGCGTCTGATGCGCAGACCACTAAATCTGCATCAACGTCAGGGCAGGGCGTGCACGCCGGCGAGATGATCGCGGGGCTGACTGCGCCAGTGGGTGAGCGCGTGTATCACGAGTCGATCACGCGGCTGGCCGCTAGCCTGGTCAGCAACGGCATGTTCCCGGGCGCGGCGGTCGAGTTCCTGCGCGACCTAATGCACCAGGTCAAGCCCACCGGGCCCGAGGAGGAGATCCGGCGCTGGCAGTCGCGGTACGACGAGATCGAGCGGGCGGTCAAGAGCGCGGAGAAGTTCGCGCCTGACAACCGCAAGCCGCCCAGCATCACGGTGAACCTGAACCTCGGCAATGACGAACAAGTGCCGACAGAAAGTAAGCCCGGCGACCTGGTGCCCATGGACTGGGGCAACCTGGCCACGACGCAACCCGAGCCCACGGCCTGGCGCCTCGAGGGCTGGCTGCCCGAGGGCACGGTGACGCTGCTGGCCGCCAACGGAGGCGTGGGCAAGTCGAACCTCAGCCTGCAGCTCGGCGTGTCCCTGGCCACCGGGCAGCAGTTCATGGGCATCGACACCAAGCAGAGCCGGGTCCTGGTGCTCAGTGGCGAGGACGAGGCCCGCACGGTGCACTTCCGCGTGGCCAACATCTGCCAGGACCAGGGCGTGGCCATGCGTGACCTGGCCGGGCGCATGGCCGTCTACGACCTGACCCAGGCCGACTGCGTCCTGTGGCGCGATGGCCACCCGACCGAGCGCATGCAGTGGCTGGCCGACACCGCGGTGCGCACGCGCGCCGAGGTGATCGTGATCGACAACGCCAGCGACGTGTTCGCGGACAACGAGAACGACCGAACCGCAGTCAGGGGCTTCATGCGGGCCCTGAACCTGATCGCTCACGTCACCCGGGCGGCGGTGCTGCTCTTGGCCCACGTCGACAAGGCCAGCGTGCGCATGGGCGCCGGCCAAGACACCAACAGCACGTTCTCAGGGTCGACGGCCTGGAACAACTCAGCGCGCAGCCGCTGGGCCATGGTCCGCGATGGCCAGGTCGTCACCGTGCGCCACGAGAAGTGCAACCTGGGCCCGCTGCAGGACGAGCTGCGCGTGGAGTTCGACCAGGGCAGCAAGACGTTCAAGCGCTTCGGGACCATCCCTGGCCATGCTGCTGCGGCAGCGCTGATGCGCAACACGCAACGCGCTGCGATTCTGCGCATGGTCATGGACGCCGAGCGCGCAGGCCAGCGGCTGTCGATGTCCGCGCAGTCCAACAACAACGCCTACACCGTGCTGCGCCGCTCGGCTGACTTCCCGGCAGGGTTCGACCGCGGCGAGCTGTTCTCGATGCTGTTTGAACTCCAGCGCGACGGCCTGGTGCAGGAGCAGGAATACATCAACGAGCACCGCAAGAAGCACCGCTGCGTGGTGCTGACCGAGGTGGGCCGGATGCGGGCTGCGCAGGGTTCTGGGGCTCCGGCAATGTGGCGGGGCAGCAGCGATGCGTGACCCTTTCAAAATTGACAGCCAGACCTGCATTAGCTTTTCAGGTGGCCGCACCAGCGCCTACATGCTGTGGCGAGTGCTGCAGGCCAACCAGGGCCTGCCGCCCGAGGCCGTCGTCACCTTCGCTAACACCGGCAAGGAGGACGAGGCCACACTGCGGTTCGTGCAGGCGTGCTCAGAGCATTGGGGAGTTCCCATCACGTGGGTGGAATACCAACGCGAGGCGCCCAAGTACAAGCGCGTGACGTTTGAGACAGCCAGCAGAGCCGGCGAGCCCTTCGCCGAGCTGATCGCCGCCAAGAGCTACCTGCCCAACCCCGTGGCCAGGTTCTGCAGCGAGGAGCTCAAGGGCAAGGCCATCGAGCGGCTGCTGGGCCCAGGCGACTGGGAAACCATGGTCGGCGTGCGCGCTGATGAGCCCAGGCGCGTGCCAAAGCTGCGCGCTCGAGGTCTGCTGCTGCCGCTGGTCAGCGCGGGCGTCACCCAGGCCGATGTGCAGGCCTTTTGGCGCGCTCAGCCGTTCGATTTGGAGCTGGAGTTCCGCAACGGCGTCACGGCGCTGGGCAACTGCGACCTGTGCTTCATGAAGGGCCCGCAGCAGATCGCGGGGCTGGTCAAGGACAAGCCCGAGCGCGCGGTGTGGTGGGCGCGACAGGAGCAGGCGGTTGGGGCGACCTTCCGCAGCGATCGGCCGAGCTACTCGGACCTGCATCGGTTCATGGTCGACCAGGCCGATATGTTCAATGACGAGGGGACGCTGTCGTGCTTCTGCGGGGATTGATCGGGGCTGCGCTCGCATGCGCTAGCAGTGCGCTCGCAGTGCGGGCGCATGCTGACGCAGCAGGGAGGCCTGGCATGGCCCCGCCGCCTAAAGGCGGGGGCCAGGCCCTGCGAGGGGGTGCGAGCGCTTGCGCTAGCAGTGATACACTCGCCGTGTGGCGAGTGAGGTGCGAGCGCACCGAAACGCACAAGGGGCTGCTCCAGGTGGGCGGCCCTTTTGCTTGGCGCGTTGGTGAGAAAATGGCGGCATGATGGAAACGCAACATCAGGCTGAGGAGGCGCGCTCCAAAGTTGAGCCGGTCAAGAGGCCGGTCATGCGGACGCCTGACGGGCGCGAGCTGCCGGCGGGCCGCGCTAAGGGCGTGCCCAACAAGGTCACGCGCACGATCCGCGAGGCCGTCGAGATCGCGGCCAGCCAGGTGACCGACAGCAAGGGCACCAAGGGCCTGGCGGCCTGGCTGGTGGAGCGCGCGCAGGGCAGCCTGGGCGACCGGCAGATCTTCGCGGCCATGGTCAACAAGGCGCTGCCGTTGCAGGTCCAGGCCAACGTGGACGGCGGTATCAGGCTGGAGCTGGGCTGGTTATCGCAGCGGCAAGTGGGCACACCTGCGGCACAAATTGAGAACCAGCCGGCGCAAGTGCTTGATCTGCAACGGGAAAACGACGGCACGTACCGGATCATTGATCCGGGCACAGGGGCGGAGGGGGTGCCGGCCAGTGGCCAGGCGCCGGATGCCGACGCGATAGAACGGCCTACAAGGCCCGCGGAGGGCTAGGTGGGGCCCTGGCCTGACCTGCTCTGCGATCGCGTCTCCTGCGCGATCCTGGGCCCGTGCGCGGGGCACTGCGGGGCCGGGGCGATTCCTGACCCCCTACCCCCCTTCGAGGCGACGGGGGAGGGGGCGGCCGCAGCAGGGGCCCCCGCCCCTTTTCCTCTACCCCCGACCAACCTTATGAGCAAACCTCAACACGACCCCGTCAACCACCCCGCCCACTACACCGCCCACCCGAGCGGGGTGGAGTGCATCGACATCACCGAGCACATGAACTTCTGCCTGGGCAACGCGATCAAGTACGTCTGGCGCGCGGGGCTGAAATCCAACAGCCCGGTGGAGGACCTGCGCAAGGCGCGCTGGTACATCGACCGCGAGATCCAGCGCTTGACGCGCGGATGAACATCAACACCGCGACATGAATTTGCAGGAATACCAACCGCGCCAGGTGTTCCTGCCGCTGCACAACCGCGACCGCCGCTGGACGGTGGTGGTGGCGCACCGACGCTGCGGCAAGACGGTGGCCATGTGCGCCGACCTGGTCCTGGGCGCGCTCGAGACAGCGCTGCCCAAGCCGCAGTTTGCCTACCTGGCCCCCCAGCGCGACCAGGCCAAGCGGGTGGCGTGGGGCTACCTCAAGGATCTGACGCGGCCGTTCTGGACCAGGCCGCCCAACGAATCTGAGTTGAAGATTTCGATTAACAACGGCCACAAGGGCGAGTCGACGATCTACGTCGCGGGCGCTGACAACTACGACGCCCTGCGCGGCATGTACTTCGACGGCGCGGTGCTGGACGAGGTGGGCGACATGAGGCCCAGCGCCTGGTACACGGTGATCCGCCCGGCGCTGTCAGACCGCCGCGGGTGGGCGATTTTTGCCGGCACGCCCCGCGGCAAGAACCTGTTCTGGAATTTGCGCGAGGAGGCGCGGCTGAACCCGGCCACGCACATGCTGCTGGAGCTGCCCGCGTCCAAGACCAACATCATCCACCCTGATGAACTGCGCGACGCCAAGGCGCAGATGACGCCGGAGGCGTTTGAGGTCGAGTACGAGTGCTCGTTTGATGCCGCGGTGCCGGGCGCGTACTACGCCAAGCAGATCGGCGACGCCTACGAGCAGGGCCGGATCGGAAAGTTCCCTGTCGACCCGGCGTTCCCGGTCAACCTGGTGGCCGACCTGGGCTACACCGACAGCTGCAGCTGGTGGGGATGGCAGGAGACGCGCGACGGGTATCGCATCGTCGACTTCTACGAAGCGGACAACCAGCCGATCCAGCATTACATCGACTGGGTAAAGTCACGCCCGTACCGGGTCAACGCGGAGGGCGTCTTTTTGCCTCACGATGCCCGCGCCAAGTCGTTGCAGACGGGAAAATCCATCATCGAGCAGTTCCTGGCCAACGGCATCCGGCCGCGTCTGGTGCCCGAGATGTCGCTGCAGGACGGCATTGAGGCCGCGCGGCTGGTGCTGCCCAAGTGCTGGTTTGACGAGGAGGTCACCTACGACGGCGTCGACCACCTCCGCGCCTACATGCGGGAGTGGGACGAGAAGACCCAGACCTACCGCAACCGGCCCAAGCACGACCAGCACTCGCACGCGAGTGACTCGTTCCGGTATCTCGCGCTCGCTGCGCGCCCGGTGATGGCGAAATCGCACCCCGGTCCTAAAATCTCGACACCTGTGGTCAAGAGCATGAACTATGCGTTCGCCCTTGACGACATCTGGGACTGCGGTCCCCAACAGAGCACAAGGATCGGGTGATGGAAACCAACGCCAAGATCACCAGCGCAAGCGATTTCCAAAGCACCCCGGCGGGTCTGGCGCAGCGTTGGTCGACTGAGATTCAGGCGTCGCAGCAGGAGCTGATGAAGTTCCACACGGACGCCAACCGCATCACGCAGCGTTATCTGGACCGCCGCGATGCGTATGCGAAGGACGAGAGCAAGGTCAACCTGTTCTGGTCGACGATGAAGGTCCTGCTGTCGATGCTGTACGCGCGGCCACCCAAGGCAGACGTCTCGCGCACGTTCCAGGACTTCGAGGACGACCAGGCCCGCGTGGCCGGGTTGATGCTGCAGCGGATCCTCAACCGCGGCTTCGACGAGAACGTGTCTGTCTGGGACGCGGCCGTGCGGCAGGGCATCGAGGACTGGCTGATCGTGGGCATGGGCCAGATCTGGCTGCGGTACGAGGTCAAGACTGAGCCCTACACCGTGCCGGCCGTGTTCGACGAGTTCGGCGTGGAGCTGCAGCCCGAAACCGAGGCCGAGCGGATCGTCGACGAGGACGCCCCGGTGGACTACATCTACTGGGAAGACTTTTTCTACTCGCCGGCGCGGACCTGGCCCGAGGTGCGGTGGGTCGCGCGCCGCGTCTGGATGACCAAGGACCAGCTGGTCGACCGATTCGGCGAGGAGATCGCCAAGATTGTCCCGCTGGGGGTGCAGGTCAAGAAGGCCGACGTCAACGACCAGTCGCCCAAGCACGACCCGTGGTCGAAGGCTGAGGTGTTCGAGATCTGGTGCAAGGAGAACAAGAAGGTCTACTGGTACGCCAAGGGCGCCGACGTCATCCTGGACGTGAAGGACGACCCGCTGCAGCTCGACGGGTTCTTCCCGTGCCCCAAGCCCCTGGCCGCGAACGTCACCAGCTCCAACTTTATGCCCCGCGCCGACTACATCTTCGCGCAGGACCAGTTCAACGAGCTTGACGAGATCAACACACGCATCACCTGGCTGACCCGCGCGGCCAAGGTCGTGGGCGTGTACGACAAGACGGCCGACGGCGTGCAACGCATGTTCCAGCAGGGCGCCGAAAACCAGATGATCCCGGTCGACAACTGGGCCCTGTTCGCGGAGAAGGGCGGCATCAAGGGCCAGGTCGACTGGGCCCCGATCGACATGGTCGTCAACTGCATCGAGCGCCTGCGCCAGTACCGGCAGGACAAGGTGATGCAGATCTACGAGGTGCTGGGCATCTCCGACGTGATGCGGGGCTCGAGCCGCGCCAGCGAGACGGCCACCGCGCAGCAGATCAAGGCGCAGTTCGGATCGACCCGGATCCAGCTGATGCAGTTCTACATCGCCGACTGGATCTCGCAGGCGCTGCGGATCAAGGCCGAGATCATCTGCAAGCACTGGCAGCCCGAGACGATCATCAAGCGGTCGAACATCGAGCGCACGCCTGACGCGGCCATGGCGTTGGACGCGATCGCCCTGCTCAAGGACGAGCACATGGCCCAGTACCGGGTGAACGTCGAGGCCGACAGCATGGCCGCGCTGGACTGGGCCGCCGAGCGCGACGCCGCGGTGCAGTTCATGCAGGGCCTGGGGGCGTTCATCTCCCAGGTGGCGCCGATGGCGCAGTCGGTGCCCCAGGCGGCTCCGGTGCTGCTGTCGCTGCTGCAGTGGAGCGTGTCCAAGTTCCGCGTGTCGCAGCAGATCGAGGGCGTGCTCGACCAGGCAATCGGCGCGCTCAAGCAGCAGGGCATGCCCCAGCAGCAGGGCCCAAGCCCGCTGCAGCAGGCTGAGGTGGCCGAGAAGATGGCCGGCGCCAAGGAGCGCCAGGCCAAGGCCGTCAACACCGAGATGGACGCGCGCATGAAGGCGATGCAGATGGGGATGCTGCAGCCGCAGCCCCAGCTCCCGCCGGCCGCTCCTCAGATGCCGCCGGTTAACGGCGGCGTGCCACCGATGCAGTGAGGACGCGATGCAACCACAGGACCTGATCAACGCCCTGCGCGACCGCGCGCGCAAGTTCGTCTCTTTGGACAACCCCGAGGACGGTGACCTAGGTGACCTGGCAATCGACATCGGCGCCGGCTTCCTGCCGGTGGTCGGCACGGCCACCAGCGGCCGCGATTTCGAGCGCGCGCGCCGCGAGGGCGACAAGCTGGGGATGGTCCTGTCAGCGGCCGGCATGGTGCCGGTGGTCGGTGGTGTTGCCGGCGCGGCCAACAAGGCGCGCAAGGGTGGCAAGGCTACCGAGGAGACGGTCAAGGCGCTGCGCAAGGTTGACGACGTCGGCTATGACCGCGCCAAGATCGCGGCCAACTATCCCGACACCGCGCCCCCTGTGCTGGCCAAGGACCCCAAGACGGGCAAGGAATTTCTGCAGAAGCAAAACTCTGCCGAGGCGCTGGCTGTCGAGAAGGTGCGCAAGGCCGCGCAGAAGGACATCGACAAGGGCAACTACGACCCGTATTTCAAGGTCGAGGACCGTTTCTACGCTGACGCCAGCAAGTATCCGTTGCAGGGCCGCACCGTCACCGACGCGCTGCCCAAGAAGCAGGCCACGATCGACAAGTACACCGCAGAGTTCGACACGCCGGAGGCGCGCGAGCGCCTGACGACGGCCTTTCGCGAGGGCAGCAAGGACCCCAACGCGAAGGACTGGTACGCGATGGGCCAGCTCGAGGCCGAGTTCATCAAGGAGTTCGGCGACAAGAAGGGCCGCGAGATGTTCAAGGAGCGGTTCGCCGATGCGATGTCTGCAACAACCGGCGGCGCTGACCCGACTGCCAACCTGCTGATGTCAGCCTACGGCAACTTCCTGCGTCAGAAAGGCGTGCCGCAGCCGAGCGCTGCGTATGAGTTCCCGTACCCGATCGGCGGCCGCTTCGCGTCTGGAAACATGGCCATGTACGACAAGGTCATCAACCAGGGCGCTGGCCTGCAGGCCGCCAAGACACCCAAGCGTTTCGACTTTTCGGCCAACTTCATGGGGCACCGCGATCGCGCCACGATTGACGAGCAGATGAGCGGAGGTTTCCGGCCTGGTCTGCTAGTGCCGCCGGGTGATTCCTATGGCGTGTTTGAGAAAGTGGTGCACGACCTGGCCAAGGCCGAGGGTGTGCAGCCGGCCAACTTCCAAGACGTGGCCTGGAAGGGCCTGAAGGGAGTGCCCGGCAAGCCGATGATTCAGCACGTCAACGAGGCGGTCGAGCGCACCGCGCGCGTGACAGGCAAAAAGCCGCAGGACGTGGTTCGCGACAGCCTGGTGCGTGGCACGCATCCGCTGTACAGCCTGGGCGCTGCCGGCATCGGCACCGCCGCTCTGGCAGCCGCGCTGCGCAATCAGGAGGAGGACGAGTTTTGATCGTCCAGGTCAATCTTGAGCTGTTTCGCGGCATCGAGCAGCTCGGTGCCGAGCTTGCCCTCTAGGTGCGGGTACATGTCTCCCGTGTCAACCATCAGCGACGCAGCCTCGAGCAGGGCAGACCAGGTTTCCCTTGGCGCCCGCACGACGCGCGTGCCTACGACGATGATGACGTCATCCATGGCCATCTCCTTTTCTGCATATCGTTGAGAATACCACAACATGACTAGACGCCGCTGGATTCAGGACCGCATCACGGGCGAATTGATCGAGGTCACGCCCGACTATCAGCCCGAGCTGCGCACCGACTCTGGCGCGCTGTGGGGCGATCGCAGCTATGACGGCCTGCGCGCCACTGACGGCACCGACATCAGCTCGCGGACCAAACACCGCGATTACATGAAGGCCAACGGCCTGGCCACGGCCGACGACTTCAAAGAAACCTGGGCCAAGTCCCAGCAACAGCGTGACCACTACCGACAGCACGGTGGCACGTTCTCACGACGCGACGTAGAGCGCGCGATTCAGCAACTCCAAAACAGGCGATAACCCATGAACGGACCCACGACACTCCGCGACGAGATCGAAGCAGCGATCGAAGAAACCGAGGCGCCTGCGCAAGCCGCAGCGCCGGCACCGGAACCTGCGGCACCAGCTGAGGCTGCACCGGCTGCAGAACCTGTTGCCGAATCTGCTGCCGAATCTGCAGAACCTGCGCAGAACCTGGATGCGATGGCAGAGGGCGAAAAGCCCGCTGATGCCCAAGACCTTGCTCAACAGCAGCGAGATGAAAACGGCCGATTCAAGGCGAAGGAGGAGGGCATCCAGCCAGGCCCCAAGTCAGGACCGCGGCAAGCTGGAGAGCGTGCACCGGCATCCTGGCGTCCTGATGTAAGGGAGCACTGGGGCCAGCTGCCCGAGCCGGTGCGTTCGGAGATCCAGCGCCGCGAGGTTGAGGTGCAGCGCACCCTGCAGGAGTCGGCCGAGGCCCGCAAGGCCTACGACGCGGTGATGCGCACGGTGGCGCCTTACGAGGCGTTCATCCGCGCCGAGGGCTCCAACCCGATCCAGGCGATCGACAACCTGATGGCCACGGCCGCCAAGCTGCGCACGGGCACCGCGCCTGAGCTGGCCACGATGGTCGCCGGCATCGTCAACCAGTTCGGCATCGGCCGTTTCGGCAACGGGTTCATCCAGGCCCTAGACGCCGCGCTGGCTGGGCAGTCGCCGGTGGTTGACCCGCAGCAGGCCGCGATGGAGCAGGTGCTCAACCAGCGCCTGGCGCCGGTGCAGCAGATGCTGACGCAGTTCCAGCAGGCGCAGCAGATGCAGCAGGAGCGTGTTGCCCAGGCGGCTCAGTCGGAGGTCGAGCAGTTCCTGGACCGCGCCGAGTTCGGCAACGACGTCCGCGAGGACATGGCCGACATCATGGAGACGGCCGCTCGCCGCGGTCAGAACATCAGCCTGTCCGACGCCTACAAGAAGGCCTGCCTGATGAACGACCGCGTGCTGAGCGTGCTCAGGGCGCGCAAACAGGCCAAGAGCGCTCAGACTCAGACCCAGGCCGCGCAGCGGGCCAGGTCGGCCGCGGTGAGCGTTTCCGGCTCGGCGCCGGTGGGCGCTCTGCAGCAACCCAGCACTGACGTTCGGTCGGCCATTGAGGCGGCCATTATGCAAAGCGCACGGTGATGGATAATTCACACCACAGGGAGGGGCAACCTTCCCTTGGTGTGCCCAAGCACCCCAGCCACCGCAGCTCCTGGGAGACGCCAAGCGTCCCACCCACGACATAGACGGACTGAGATCGGTTCGCGTCGGCGCATCTGAAATGGTGGGCGAAAGCCCGTAACAACCCAACTCAGATGAGGAGTTAATCATGGCATTCCCAAATGTCTCAGACATCGTCGCAACGACGATTCAAAACCGTTCGCGTCAGATCGCGGACAACGTCACCAAGAACAACGCCATCCTGGCCAAGCTGAACCAGCGCGGCAACGTCAAGACGATCTCTGGCGGTAACGTGATCTTTGAAGAACTGTCTTTCGCTGAGAACGCGAACGGCGGCTTCTACTCGGGTTACGACCTGCTGCCCGTGGCCGCTCAGGACGTGATCAGCGCTGCTGAGTTCCAGATCAAGCAGTACGCCGTTCCCGTGGTGATGTCTGGCCTCGAGATGCTGCAGAACAGCGGCAAGGAACAGTTCATTGACCTGCTGGAAGGCCGCCTGAACGTGGCCGAAAGCACGATGATGAACGAGCTGTCGCAGTCGATCTACTCCAACGGCACCGGCTCTGGTGGCAAGGAAGTGACCGGCCTCGACGCAGCTGTTCCCAGCGATCCCACCACCGGCACCTACGGCGGTATCGATCGTGCCACTTGGACCTTCTGGCGCTCGAAGTTGTACGACTTCAGCACCGCCACCGGCGGCAACGCCACGGCGGCCAACATCCAGGCAGGCATGAACAACCTGTGGGCCCAGACCACCCGTGGTTCTGACCGTGTCGATCTGATCGTCATGGACACGAACTACTGGGCTCTGTACATGGCCAGCCTGCAGGCTCAGCAGCGTTTCACGTCGCCGGAAACCGGCAACCTCGGCTTCCCGTCCATCAAGTTCATGGACGCTGACGTGGTGCTGGACGGCGGTATCGGTGGCTTCTGCCCGGCGAACACGGCGTTCTTCCTGAACACCAAGTTCATCAAGTGGCGCCCCCACAAGGACCGCAACATGGTCCCGCTGTCGCCGAATCGCCGCTACGCGATCAACCAGGACGCCGAGGTGCAAATCCTCGCCTGGGCCGGCAACCTGACCACCTCTGGCGCCCAGTTCCAGGGCCGCATGCAGAACTAATTGGTGGGCCTGTCGTGGGTCACCCTTCCCAAGGGGCTGGGGTGACCCACACCCCTTGGGTTTTTTGCCATTCAGGAGATCAACATGCCGGCAACCGCAACCCCGACCGCGTCGCCTTCTGGCGGCCAGGTCAATCCCGGATCCACCTTCACGCTGGCATGTGCCACCGCGGGTGCGACCATTCGCTACACCTACGGGACCGCTCCGGCCAGCACCGGCTGGACGACCTACTCGGGCGCGGTCACGCTGCCCGCAGACTCGGGTCAGACCGTTGTCGTCCGCGCCTACGCCACGAGCGCAGGCAATGATGACTCGGCCGTGGCTGAGTTCACGTTCTACACCATCGGATATGGCGCTGCTGTGAGCGCCAACGCCAAGACGGTGCTCGATACCAACGCATCGCAGGGCCTCGGCGCTGTGTGCGAAGGCATCAACCCGACTGGCAACGACGAGGCCAGCATCAGCGGCCAGCGCATCGGTGCGTCTGGTACGACGACTGACCTCAAGGTCGAGACTGGCGACGGTCCCGGCGCTTAATCCACCACTAGAAAGAAAAAACCATGCAACCCACGACACCCACTGTATTTGACGACATCCCACTTCCGCAGCCCAACGAGTCCCGCTACGCGATGGACTCGAAGCTGTACATCGAGTTTTATCGCAAGCCCGTGATGCACCACGCCAAGAGCAAGGATGCAGGGCGCGCGATTTACGACGAGGTGGACTACATCCGCATCCACACGCCCGGTGACAAGAGCAGCGTCATCGACAAGCCGATCACGGCGCTGGACATCCAGCGTTTTTCCGATCGGTACAACAAGTGGAAGGCGGGCCAGGCTGAGGCCGTCACTGGCACGCCGTTGACGGCGCTGCCTGGCATCACGCCGTCGAAGGCTGAGGAGTACAAGTTTTTCAAGATCGTCACCATCGAGCAGCTCGCCGACGCGCCCGACAACCTCGGGCAGAAGTTCATGTCCTTCCAGCAGGACAAGACCCGCGCCAAGGCGTTTATGGAGGTCGCGGCCAACAATGCCCCGATCGAAAAAATGAACGAGGAGCTGCAGAAGCGTGACCAGGTGATTGAGGACATGCAGGCTCAGCTGGAGGCGCTCAAGGCACAGATCAAGCCCAAGCGACAGGTCGCAGCCACGGCCGACGCTGAGTAAACCGGAGGACGGGGATGGCCTTCCAGATCGTCAACGAATCGACCCTCTCGGCCATCGTGCAAAACGTGGCCGGGATGGTGGCCTACCCCGTCCCTGCAGATCCTGCCGGCTCGGAGGACCCCGCGGTCCAGCAGATGGTTCAGGCGGCCAACATGGCCGGCAACGAGCTGCTGTCGATGTTCGAGTGGCAGGAGCTAGTCAAGAACTACCAGATCCCCATCCAGTCGGACACCAACGGTCAGAAGGAAAAGGGCTTTGCCCTGCCGGATGACCTGTACCGCTGGATCGACCAAACCAACTGGAACGCGACGACGCAGTTCCCTTCGCTGGGCCCGGTGTCGGCGCAGATGTGGCAGCAGCTGCTGATCCGCACGACGCTGCCGACGCTGTCGTTCTACTGGCAGGTCCGCGACAACAAGATCTACGTGCTGGCGCCGCCCAACTCGCCGCAGACGATGAACGTGTTCTACGTCTCGGCCGGCTGGGTGCGCGATCAGAACGATCCGACGCTGTTCAAAAACCGGATGACGCAGAACGGCGACGTGTCGCTGCTCGATGCGACTGTCATCACGTTGTACACACGAGTCAAGTGGCTCGAGATGAAGGGCCTGGACAGCAGTGCCGCGATGCGCGACTTCAACATCGCGTTCGAGAACCGCAAGAATTCCGAGAAGGGCGCGCCGGTGTTGACCATGGCGCGCGACTTCCGCTTCCCGTACATCCAGCCGCTGATCAATACGCCCGACACGGGCATGGGGGCGTAAACCATGCCGCTGATCCCGGTCAAACCCTTCAAGACGCCGCGAAGGGCGGCCGCCGCGCAGACAGCGCAGGTCGCCGTCATCCCCGCGCCTACTGGCGGGCTGAACTACCGCGACCCGATCAGCGCAATGCAGCCCACCGATGCGCTGGTGTTGACCAACTTCATCCCGCGCCAGCAGGGCGTGGAGCTGCGCAAGGGCTGGCAGGCCTACGCGAGCGCGGTGGAAGTCGCCAGCGTTGCGCAGTCGGTGGAGTCGATCTTCAGCTACACGGCACCGGACCCGGCTGACAACCGCGTGTTCATGGCCACCAATGGAAAAATTTACGACGTCACGTCGGGCGGCGCGCCCGTCGACATGACCCCGAGCGGCACCGGCAGCACCGATGACGAGTGGTGGACGACGCAGTTTTCCACGGCCGCCGGCACCTACCTGCTGGCCGTCTCGCCTGGTGCTGGGTACTGGACCTACGACGCCACCGGCGGCTGGGTTGACCGCACTGCATCGACGGTGGGACTGTCGACCAGCGTGCGCACCGTTGCCGTGTGGAAGCGGCGCATCTGGTTCACGGTTGAGGGCGACTCGCGTGTGTACTACATGCGCAACGTGAACGACATTCAGGGGCACGCGGATCCGCTGCCCATGGGCTCGATCTTGCGCAACGGCGGCTACATCTCGGCGCTGTTCAACTGGACAATCGACGCCGGCTTCAGCGTTGACGACTTCCTGGTCGCGGTTGGCACTGAGGGCGACATCGGTGTGTGGGAGGGCACTGACCCTACCAACGCATCGACGTTCAACCTCAAGGGTGTCTGGTACGTGGGCCCTGTTCCGCGGCACGGAACATATTTCACGCCGTTCGGCGGCGACGTGATGATCGTCAGCGAGCTCGGCCTAGTGCCGATGTCGCGCCTCATCACTGGCCAGTATTCGCAGGACGTTCAGGCCGGCGGCCCAGCGTCCAAGATCCAGTCGGTGTTCGCACCGCTCGTGCGCAAGCTGCGCAACGAGAAGTTCTTCAACGTGTTCGTGGTGCCGTCGTCCGAGGTGCTGGTGATCAAGCTGCCTAACGATGGCGGCACGTATCGCCAATTTGCGATGAACGTCACCACGGGCGCCTGGTGTGACTTTGAGGGCATGCCAATGCGGTGCGCGACCGTGATCGATGGCGAGCTCTACTTCGGCACCGACGACGGCCTGACCTGCAAGGGCTTATACGGCGACCGTGATGCTGTCGACTCTGTCGGCGCCGGCGGCAACTACGTTGAAGGCGAGATGCAGGGCGCGTTCACGCACTTCGGCACGCCCGCGCAGAACAAGAAGTTTGGCATGGTGCGTCCCATCTTCATCGCGCTGTCGGCGCCTTCAATCAAGGTGCAGATCAACACGCAGTTCCAGCTCACGCCAATCGGCGGCTCGCCGTTCTACACCGGCGACGACACGGGCCTGTGGGATGCAGCGGTGTGGAACGTGGCCACATGGGCAGGGCAGAACACCTACCAAGGTTGGGCCGGCACCACCGGCCTGGGCTACTACGGTTCGCTGTGCATGAAGGTGCGCGGCCTGCCGCAGACCGTGTTCACGGCTGCGCATGTGATGACTGAGATCGGTGGAGTGATGTGATGGCAACAGCACCTGCAGCGCCGACGAGCGCACTCATTGAGGCCCTGCGCAGCACGTCCGCGCCAGGCCTTTCTAACCCCGGCATTCGGTTCTACGACAACCCGCAGAACGGAATGGCGTTGGCGCCGTTCGTGCGTCAGAAGTTCGCCGCCCACACTCCTGTCAGCATGGCGCCCGCTGCGCCGCGTCCGGTGATCCCGCAGCCGCTCGCGCCGGCACCTGCACCAGCTCCGGCACCTGCACCCATGGTGCCCCCCGCGCCACGGCCTTTGCCCAAGCTGGATGCACTTGTGATGCTGGATGACGCGGTAATTTCGGACGTTGATGTGCCGCCCGTACCGCCGGCAGATCCGCCGCCCCCACCGCCCCCGCCGCCTCCTCCCGAGCCTCCTCCCGAGCCGCCTCCCGAGCCGCCGCCTGAGCCGCCGCCTGAGCCGCCGCCTGAGCCGCCGCCTGAGCTGCCGCCGGATTTGCCACCGGACCCGCCCCCGCCTCCGCCGCCGCGTCCGCTTCCGCCAACCTTGACGAATGGCGGCACCAAGACTGACGCCAGCTATTGGGGCGAAGGTGGTGAAAACCTAGTTGCGGGCGACGGCAACGGCACGTTTGGCGTGCTGCTGTCCGACATGGACGACGACACGCTAGGTGCCGTTGACGACGTCAACGGCTCGGACCTTGCCAGCGACAACTACACGTTTGGCGTCCTCATGGACGACGCCAACGACGCCGGATCTGGGGACGACGTCAACGGCGCGGACTTGGCCAGTGACTTGTACAGCTTCGGCGTCCTGATGGACGACGTCGACGATCCCGGCTCGTCCGACGACGTCAACGGTTCGGACTTGCAGAGCGACCAATACAGCTTTGGCGTGCTGATGTCGGACCAAGACCCCGTGCGCGAGGAGATCGTCGACATCAACGCGCTGATCGACGAGCTCGACATGCTCGCGTTTGCCAAGGACGCCGAGCGCAAGTTGCAGGAGAAGTTCGGCGACACGGAGTACGCATACCTATGAAGCTGGTGACCGACCAACCTGGCGAGTACCCGGTCGTCTGGGAGTGGATGAATCGGCGCACGCGGCTGCCCTGGAGCAGCGACCTGCGCACGATTGCGTCCATGCGAGATGACGGGACGATCGCCTGCGCGGTCGGTTTTAACGCCTGGACGCTGTCGGCCTGCTGGATTCACGTGGCGTTTGACGGTCCGCATGGGCTGAACAGGCACCTGTGGCGCGCAGCCTTCGAGTATCCATTCGTAAAATGCGGCATGGAGGCCATCTACGGCTTGACGCCCAAGAACCTCGACGACGCGCTGCGGATGAATGACAAGTTGGGATTCCGCAGGATCGCTGAGACGGTTGACTGCGTAATGTTTGAAATGCGACACGACGAGTGCCGCTGGATCAAGGAGAACGCTCATGGGCGGCAAGGGATCAGCACCTCCACCACCTGATTACATCGGTGCGGCTAACACGCAAGCGGCAGCTTCTAAAGAGCTGACCAACATCCAGAATTTTGCCAACCGGCCGACGATCAACACGCCGTTCGGTTCGCAGTCCTGGCAGACGAGTTCGCAGATTGACCCGGCCACGGGTCAGCAGGTCACGTCCTGGACGCAGAACAACACCCTGGCGCCCGCGCTCCAGTCTGCGCTGAATGCTCAGATCGGTCTGCAGAACGACCGCTCGCAGCTGGCCGGCAACTTCATGGACCGCGTGGCCAGCGAGTATCAGCGGCCGTTCGACTACGCCAACCTGCCGCAGATGGCCGAGGCCAACCCGGTTGGCAACTTGCAAACGAACGTGGGCGACTATGCCCGCGGCCTGCAGACGGGTGTTGACTCGCGCGCCAACAACGTGGTGAGCGGCTTCAACTTTGCCGGCCCGCAGATGGGCATGTCGCCAATGACCGGCGGCTTGAATTACGGCGTGAGCCAGCAACCGCTGAACACCGGCTTCAACGGCATGACGGGTGACCTGACTCGCGGCACCGGCACCGAGTCTCTGCAGCGCTCGCTGGCCACCGGCGACAACCCGATGCTGCCGCAGATCGACGGCGGCTTCCGCGATCAGGTGGCCACGCAGCTGATGACGCGCATGCAGCCGGTGCACGACTACCAGCGCCAGCAGCTCGAGACGCGCCTGGCCAACCAGGGCTTCGACTTGGGCAGCGAAGGCTACAAGCGCGCGCTGGACGAGCTGAACCAGCGCCAGGCCGCTGAGCGCTTCAACGCGCTGGACCAGTCGGGCGCCGAGGCGCAGCGACTGTTCGGCATGCAGATGGGTGCGCGGCAGCAGGCGTTCAACGAGGACGTCACTGGCGGCAACTTCTTCAACCAGGCCGCGAACCAGGCGTTCAACCAGGGGTTATCTGCAAACCAGTTCGCCAACCAGGCCACGGGGCAGGCGTTCAACCAGGCGATGCAGGCCCAGCAGGCCGGCAACCAGGCGCTGGGTCAGCAGTTCCAGCAGAACGTCACCAACGCCAACCTGAACAACCAAGCGATCAATCAGGCCTATGGCCAGACGCTGGGCGCGTTCAACTTCGGCAACCAAGCGCAGAACCAGGCCTACAACCAGATGATGGGCCAGGCCAACCTCGCCAATCAGGCGGCCGGTCAGGCGTTCAACCAGGACCTGCAGGCGCGTCAGTTCGGCAACCAGGCCCTGGGCCAGGCGTCCGCGCTCGACATCGCCCGCATGCAGGCGCAGAACCAGGCTGCCGCGCAGCAGTTCGGACTCAACCAGCAGTTCGCCGACTCGCGCAACCGTCTGCGCCAGCAGGCGATCGCCGAGCAGATGCAGCGTCGCGGCATGTCTCTGAACGAGATGAACGCGCTGCTGTCGGGCCAGCAGGTCAACATGCCCAACATGCCGTCGTTCGCGGCCGCGCAGCGTTCAGAGACGCCCAACATCCTGGGCGCCACGCAGATGGGTTACGACTCCGCTCTGGGCGCCTACAACGCCCAGCAGGCTGGGTTCGGCAATCTGCTTGGCGCCGGTGCGCAGCTCGGCTCGGCCGCGTTCATGTTCTCCGACCGGCGCCTGAAGTCAGGCATCAAGCGGGTGGGCACGCACGCGATCGGCGTGGGCATTTACGACTACACGATGATGGGAATGCCGCAACGCGGTGTGATTGCACAAGAGGTGGAGCGCGTGCGCCCTGACCTGGTCAAGCGACACGCCAACGGCTACCTGATGGTGAACTACAGCGAGCTTGGAGGCCTGTAATGAACGACAACCTGATGTTCGACTACCTGCTGGAGATGGGCGCCATGCGCCCTGAGCAGGACGAGATGCGTCGCAAGCAGGCCATGGTCGACGCGCTGCGCGGCCAGGCCATGACGCCGATGCAGGGCCAGATGGTGGGCAAGCACTACGTCGCGCCCGGCATCGCCAACGCGATCGCACAGATGGGCACGGCCTACATGGCCGGGCAGCAGCAGAAGGGCGTGGACGCTGGCATGGCCGGCATGAACGAGCGCCAGCGCCGCGCGCTGGAGGACATGCGCCGCCGGCGTCAGGGCATCACCGGCACCGGCGTCATGGATTACGGCGACCGCGATCCTCTTGCGGGGTACTGATCATGGATCCGCTGACTTTTTCCGAGGACGTCGAGCGCCGCAAGCGGGCCATGCTGCCGATGGCCATGAGCTCGCTGGTGTCGCCTGGCGGCACGTTGTCCAACAGCGTGCAGCCTGGCCAGGCGCTGCCCATGAGCATGCGTCAGCGGCTGGGCAAGGTGTACGACGAGCTCGACAAGATCGAGGGCCAGGAGGTCGACACGTCAGCGCTGCAGGCTTTCGCCAAGCAGCAGGGCCAGGCGGGCGAGCAGGCCATGCTCAACGCGCTGGCGGCTCAGTACGCCGGCGAGAACTTCCAGCCTGTGCAGGCGCAGTTCCTAAAGCGCGCTGCGGCTGCGTCTGAACCGATGAAGCTCGGCGCCGGCATGCTCACGCCCGATGGCCAGTACATCAAGGACCCGTTCGCTTCGCGTGATGCGCGGCGCGCATCACTTGAGCGCCAGGCCACCACCATGCAGGGCGCGATTGATCGGCAGGAGCGGGAGGAGCGCGATCGTCAGGACAGGCTGCGCCAGCAGCAGATCTCCAACGATTTTCGAGAGCAAGGCCTAGCACTGCAAGGCGTTATCGCCGGCAACACCAACGAGAACCGCAACTTCACTCGGGCGACCACGCTGCGCAACGAGTACGGCAAGAAGGCCGACAAGATCGGCGAGGGCGTGCGTCACGCCGAGACGGTGATGACGCTGTTGACAGATCCCGACATCAAGCAGAACCCGACAAAGCAGGTCGCGCTGGTGTTTGCGTTCGGCAAGATGCTAGACCCCGAGTCGGTCGTGCGCGAGAGCGAATACGCGCTGATTGCCAACGCCCGCGGCGTGTTCCAGGGGCTTATTCAAAAGCCGGATCAGTTGATGACCGGCGCGCGGCTGACGCCCGAGCAGTTGAGCAGCATGCAGGCGATTGCCGGTCAGCTTTTTGCAGGCGCCGATCAGCGCCGCAACGACTTGGCAGCCGCCTATCGAAGCATGGCCGAGCGCAACGGCCTGCGCGTGGAGGATGTGCTGCCGATGATGCCGCGTGTTGGCGCCGGCGGCGGAGCGGGCGGTGACGACAAGCTCTCGCCTGCCGAGCGCGCAGAGCTGCGCCGGCTGCGCGAGAGGTTTGGCCAAGGTGCTGGAGGTCAATGATGTCTGAGCGTCAAGAACTGGAGCAGCTGCGGCGCCTGGCCGAGCTCGAGCGCAAGGCTCGCGGGCCCGTGACGGTCGCGCCTGAGCCGGTCTTTGACCCGACGGCAGGTATGTCCACCGGCGACAAGATCCTGGCCAACATCGGCGCCGGCATGGCCGACCTGGGAACTGGCGTGCGCGGTCTCTACACCGACATGTTCGGCAGCGAGGACCAGAAGCGCGCCATGGAGCAGGAGGTGGCGCGCAAGCGGGAAATGGACAAGCGCTTGGCCGGCAGCGTCACCGGCGGCGGCTTGCTGCAGGCGGCTGGCGGCATCGTGCCGACGCTGGCGATCCCGGGCATCCCGGTGGCCGCTGGTGCCGGCCGTCTCGCAACGGCTGCAGCAGGTGCTGCGACGGGCGCCGGGTACGGTGCGATCGTCCCGCGCGGCGAGGGTGAAACTCGCACCAACAACATGATTCTTGGCGGCGCGATTGGCGGTGCGCTGCCCTTGTCGATGTCCGCGCTTAACGCGGCCACGATGCCCTTCCGCGGTCAGTCGCGTGCGGTGCAGGAAGTGACCGAGGCCATCGTGCCGCAGGGCGCCACCAGCCCGCAGCGCAAGGCTGTCCTGCAGCAAACGCTGCAGGCCATGCGGCAGCAGGCCCCGCAGGCGCCTGGCGGCAGCATCCCGCTGTCGGTGTCCGCGCGCTTGAGCAACCCCGAGCTGGCGCGCCTAGAGGCTGGCTCGCGCGCTCGCAGCGGCGCCAACTGGTACGACTTCGACCAGAACCAGGCGCGTGCGGTGGCCGGCGAGTTCGACGCAGCGACCGCAGAGGTGGGTGAATTGGCGGCGCGACGTGCGGCGCGTGAGGCCAACATCAAGGCCAACAAAGCGACAGCATTCCAGGCCGCAGACCGTGCTCAGTTCGGCAACGACCTGGCGCAGTTCCGCGCCAACATTGAGCTGGCCAAGCAGTCGCCAGAGGCGTCCAATCCGGCCGTGCTGTCGATGCTGCAGTCGATCGAAAGCGAGATGAACCGACTGGGGCCGGCATTCGGCCCTGAGCACCTGGGAACGATCCGGCACAACCTCAGCGGCCGCGGCAACTCTCTGAGCCCCAACGCCTATCAAGCAGTCCCTCGAGACTCGGCTGCCACCATTGACGTGCTGCGGGAGGTCGACAGCATCCTGAACAACGTCACCGGCAACAAGTGGCAGGACGTCATTTCCGGCTACGCCAAGGACCAGCGCCCGGTAGATGCCGCAAAGGCGGCCGGGCGCGTGCGCGAGGCCTACTACGACATGGCTACCGGCCGGGTGCGCGGCGTGTCGGCTGACCCAGCAGGCGACATCCCCAAGATCACCGAGGCTGGCCTTAACCGGGCTCTGGACGCCGCGCGCGCGCCCGACAAGTCCACGCTGCTGTCCGACCCCTCACGGCAGCGCCTGGAGTCCGTTCTTGATGCCCTGCGCCGTCAGAACATCGTGCAGGGCGTCAAGCGCTCGGCCACCGCCGGCGGCGGCAGCAACACGGCCAGCGACCAGTTCGCGGCCGGCACTGCGCGCGCCCTTGGGGACGTGGCGCTGGACGCGGTTGGCGGCCCTGGTGCGGCTGTCGGGCGCAACCTGCTCAGCGGCATCCGCGGCGCAGTCGATGCGCGCAAGGACCGCGCGCTGGCGCAGGCGCTGCAGGATGAACAGGCGTTCATCCGCATGTTGGAAAATCAGGCTGTCAAGGAAGGCAGCGTGCTCGATCGAAGCGAGGTTGCGCGTCTGCTGCGCTACCTCAAGGGAACCCCGTAGGAGGACTAGAAGATGCCCCGCAACCTTTCGGGTGTTTACACCCTCCCGGCCGGCAACCCTGTGGTGCCAGGCACCACAATCGACGCTGCCTGGGCGAACACCACGCTGGAGGACCTGGCCAACGAGATCACCAACTCGTTGAGCCGCACCGGCGCCGGCGGCATGTTGGCCCCGTTCCGTATCGCTGACGGCAACGTCACCGCGCCTGGTCTCGCGTTCCTAAACGAAACCAACAGCGGCCTGTACCGCTCCGGCGCTGGCTCGCTGTGGATGTCGATCCAGGGCGTGAACACCGCTCAGTTCAGCACCACCGGCTTGACCGTGCCGGCTGGCAAGGTCCTGGCCGCGACCGGCAATGCGACCGTTGGCGGCACGCTGGCCGTGACCGGCCAGGTGACGTTCGCCTCAACGCTGGCTGTCACGGGCCCGATCACGGCCACCGGCGGCGTGACAGGCGCGATCACCACCAGCGCCCTGACGGCCACGGGCGGCACGATCAACGGTACGCAGATCGGCAACGTGACGCCGGCGGCGGGCTACTTCACCACGCTGTCTGCCAGCTCCGGCCTCACCGGCAACGTGACAGGCAACGTCACCGGCAACGTGACGGGCAACGTGATCGGGAACCTGACCGGCAACGTCACGGGCAACGTGACGGCCAACTCGGGCACCTCGACGTTCAACAACGTCACGATCAACGGCATCCTGGACATGGACGCCGGCAGCTCGGCGACCATCATCAACCTGCCCAACCCGACCAACAACGGGGACGCGGCGAACAAGGGCTACGTCGACACGCAGGTCGCCACGCGCCTGGCCACCACCGGCGGCACGATGACGGGCGCGATCGCCATGTCGAATCAGAAGATCACCGGCCTGGGCACGCCCACGGCTGACGGTGATGCGGCCACCAAGGCCTACGTCGACAGCGTGGCGCAGGGCCTGGACGTGAAGGCCAGCGTGCGAGCGGCCACGACGGCCAACATCACGCTGTCGGGCGCGCAGACGATCGACGGGGTGTCGGTGATCGCTGGCGACCGGGTGCTGGTGAAGAACCAGAGCGCCGCGGCCGACAACGGCATCTACGTGGCCGCTGCCGGCGCCTGGTCGCGCTCTGCAGACGCCAACACCTGGGACGAGCTGGTCAGCGCGTTTGTGTTCGTCGAGGACGGCACCGTCAACGACAACAGCGGCTGGGTCAGCACGATCGCCCCTGGCGGCACGCTGGGCGTGACAGCGGTGACGTTCGACCAGTTCTCCGGCGCGGGCCAGATCACGGCCGGCACCGGCATGACCAAGTCGGGCAACACGCTGAACGTCAACACGGCCTCGGCCTCGCGCATCGTCGTTGGCGCTGACGAGATCGACCTGGCGACCACGGGCGTTTCGGCCGGGACGTACCGCTCGGTGACGGTCGACCTGTATGGTCGTGTCACGGCTGGTACGAATCCCACAACCCTGAGCGGTTACGGCATCACCGACGCCTACACCCAGACGCAGACCGACACGCTGCTCAACGGCAAGCTGTCGCTGACTGGCGGGACGATGTCGGGCAACCTGGCCATGGGATCCAACAAGATCACCGGCCTGGCCGATCCGACCAACGCCCAGGACGCCGCGACCAAGAACTACACCGACAGCATCCTGGGCAGCGCGACGTCGGCGGCCGCGTCTGCAGCGGCTGCGGCGACGTCAGCGACCAACGCCTCCAACAGCGCCGCGTCGGCCTCCACCTCCGCGACCAACGCATCAAACAGCGCCTCCAGCGCTGCGACGTCGGCCACCAACGCGGCCAACAGCTTCGACTCGTTCGACGATCGCTACCTGGGCGCCAAGACGGTGGACCCGACGGTCGACAACGACGGCAACGCGCTGCTGACGGGTGCGCTGTACTGGAACAGCGTCGGCAACGTGATGAAGGTCTGGACCGGCACCGCGTGGGTGACGTTCAACCCGGTGAACAACCCCGTCGACCAGACCGACATCGGCACCGCGGCCAACGAGATTCCGCTGAACCAGTACCTGGGCGCGCTGGCGTACCTGGCGCGGCCGTATCGCAAGGCGCAGCGCCAGCTCGCCACCGCAGGGCAGACGGCGTTCACGATCACCGGCGGCTACACGCCCGGGTTCATCGACGTCTACCAGAACGGCGTGAAGCTTTACTCGACCGAGTACACCGAAACGAACAGCACGACGCTGACGCTGACGACCGGCGCGGCACTGAACGATGAAATCGAGTTCATCGTCTGGTGGGCTGGGCAGTAAGTGCTGAGAACAAGCAAGGAGTGACCAATGGCCATCGCAACCAACTTCCCCTCGATCAAGCCCTCGCTGCTGCTTGATTTTGCCAACACCAAGGCGCTCGACCCGCGCATCACCTTCACGCGCTCGACCACGGCCACCTACTACGACGGGGTGACGACGGCCATGGCTGAGCAGAATTTGCTTCAATACTCGCAGGAGTTTGACAACGGATATTGGGCGAGGTTTAGCACTTCGGTAACGGCAAATTCTTCGGCTGCGCCGGATGGAACCACGACAGCCGACCTGTTCTACCCTGCATCGACGGGGACGGATAGGTGGATTTACAGAGGGGGCTTTGACACTTCAGCAAAAACTTACAGCGTTTACGCCAAAGCGTCTGGAATGTCTTGGATGAACCTTGCCAACCCCTCGGGCGCCGGCGGTGGCGGCGTCTGGTTCGACCTGACGAACGGTGTCATCGGAACGATCTCTTCTGGATTCACTGCCACCATTACGTCTGTTGGAGGCGGCTGGTATCGCTGCTCCATGTACTTGGCCGGATCAAATGGCGCCAACTTCGTAATTGGTGTCTGCGATGCTGATAACTCCAGAACAGCGACGGCCTCCGGTACAAACGGCATTTTGCTCTGGGGCGCTCAACTAGAGCAACGCTCTGCCGCCACCGCCTACACCCCAACCACCACGCAGGCGATCACCAACTACATCCCGCAGCTGATGACCGCTGCGTCAGGCGTGGCGCGCTTCGATCACAACCCGACCACGGATGAGTCTCTGGGTCTGCTGATTGAGGAGCAGCGGACGAATATCCTCACCTACTCAGCGCAATTTGACAATGGGGCTTGGGGTAAAGACAGCGGTATTTCTGTAACCGCAAATCAAGCTGTCGCACCCGATGGCACGATAGCCATGGATTTAATGACCCGTGTACCCGGCTCCTTAAATAGTTGGGCACAATTAACCAATGCGGTTTCTGTTGGTACAGGCGGTAATGTTGGAAAAACTTACTCGTTTTCGGTATGGGTTCAAGCACTGCCAACAGCAGGTACTGTATCCGGAGTTTTGACTATTTCTGATATCTTTTATAACAGTTATACACAAGCGTTTACCGCAACAACTACACCAACGCGTGTTTCAATAATTGCGTCCGGTGGTTCAGGATGGAACGCGGCGGGATCTTTCATTGGTGCGGGCATAAGCTTAAACAGCGACAATACCTCCGTGCTTGTTTGGGGCGCTCAACTAGAAGTCGGCGCCTTCCCCACCTCCTACATCCCCACCGTCGCGGCAACTGTCACGCGCAACGCTGATGCGGCCAGCATGACGGGGACGAACTTTAGCAGTTGGTACAGCGCGGCTGAAGGGACGATTTATTCGGAGTGGGCTACGACGAATTTGTCTACAGCTTTCTCTATGAACTTGGGAACAGGAAGCACAAATAGGATTGCATTCGTTGAGAACACAAACTCTTCTGCAGTTTATGCAAACGGAATTGCTCAAGCGACATTTGCATTTTCTGTCCCCGCAAGAAACGAATTCACTAGAAACGCCCTCGCGTACAAAGTAAATGATTTCGCAAGCACAAGAAACGGGGCAGCCGTTCAGACAGACACGTCTGGGATTGTCAACGCCGTTTCTGTCTTGGAGATTGGAAGCGCTTTGAACGGCACCATCAAGAAGATCGCCTACTACCCCATCCGCGTGACCAACGCCAACCTGCAGGCCCTGACCAGCTAAGGAGAACAAGATGAACGACTACCGCTTGGTTTTCCCTGACGAGGCCGCCTGGTGGGCCGCTGCTGACGCGCAGGGGTGGGTGCAGTACGAGTACGATTCGCAGCCGCCTGTGCAGCCCGGCCAGGAGCCGCCTGCGCCCGTGGTCAAAAGCAAGGCCCTGTCCGCGCCCAACATCGACTTCGACGTCATCGGCGTGATGTACGAGGAGCAGCCGATCCCTGACCCGGAGAACCCGCCGCCTCCCGTGCCGATGCCTGGGTGGCATCTCAACGTGCGATTCCGTGAGGGCGTGCTGCCGGCTGAGATGGCCAGCAACGTCGTGCTGCCGGCCAACCCTCGCAGGACGTTCGCGGGTGGCTGGTTCCAGGGTGTGATCGAAACCGCAGAGGCCTGACCTGGCCGACAATTCCTAAACGCAACTGAGGTGCCCCGCGTGGGCCCCTTTCAGAACATCGAAAGGAGTCCCAAGTGGGATCACCAGCAATCCTTGCACAAGCCGTGAGCACGGGCGGACCCTTGGCCACCGGCGGCGCATGCGCCCGCTCCACCGCGGTCACGACCAACGGCCAGAACAGCTACGAGTTCACCGGCCTGCCGGCGTGGCCCAAGAAGATCAAGCTGGTGCTGCGCAACGTGTCGGTGACGGGCGGCAGCAACGCCTGGTTCCGCGTCCAGCTTGGCACCTCGGGCGGGTACGTCGGCAGCGGCTACAACTCAACCGCTACCAGCGTCACCAACAACGCCTACCCGACAGTTGGGTTTGACAACATCGGCTTCATGCCCGCGTTCAGCGTGTCCGACTCCGACACCTTCTCCGGCGTCATCGACCTGGCTGAAATCGATACCAACGTCTGGGTCATGTCCACCAGCCTTAAGGCGTCGACCGGCCGCCTGTGCTTCAGCTCCGGGGACGTTTCCCTGGGCGGCGAGCTCACCAGCGTCAAGCTGTCGGTGCACAGCTCGGGGACATTCGACGGCGGCACGATCAACCTGATTTACGAGTGAAGCGGTGAGATAATCGCTATACAACAAGCAAAAACCAACACCCACGACGCCCACGGAGATTCGCATGCAAATTGACCTGAAGCTAGACCTGCGCGAGGTGAACCTGGTCCTGGACTTGATGGGTGCGCAGCCCACGAGCACCAACATCTGGCCCTTGGCGGCCAAGATCCGCGCGCAGGCCGAGCAGCAGATCCCCAAGGAGGCGCCAGATGCTGCGCCGTCAGACGACTGAGGAGCAAGCTGTGTCAGCAGATCACGCAACACTTGACGCCACGTTGGCGGCCGCGGGCAGCAAAGCGACCTACACCGGCGCCAGTGCCAGCGTGGTGGCATGGTTCCTCTCCTCTGAATTCGGAATGCTGGCCGGCCTCGGCATCGGTATTGCCGGCCTCGGCGTGAACTGGTACTACAAGCACAAAGAGGACAAGCGACGCCAGGCCGAGCACGACAAGCGAATGCGCGACGAGGATTAAATGGACCGCGTGAAGCTCGCCGGCCTAGCACTAAGTGCTACAGCACTAGTCGGCATCGCGCTTCACGAGGGCTACAGCGACCGGGCCTACACACCGGTCCCAGGTGACGTCCCGACGATCGGATTCGGGACGACCGAGGGCGTCAAGCCCGGCGACACGATCACACCCACCAAGGCCCTGGCCAGGGCCTTGCAGGACGTCCAGAAGTACGAGGGCGCCCTCAAACGATGCGTCAAGGTGCCGCTGCACCAGTTTGAGTACGACGCCTACATCAGCCTGTCCTACAACATCGGCCCGACCGCGTTCTGCGGCAGCACCCTGGTCAGGAAGCTCAACGCCGAGGACTACGCCGGCGCCTGCGCGGAGATCCTGCGCTGGGACAAATTCAAGGGGCAACCACTACGGGGCCTGACGATCAGGCGGCAGCAGGAGTACCGACTATGTACATCCGGCTCGTGATCGTGGCCATTGTGGCGGTCGTCCTGGCCGGCACGCATTGGAAGGCCTACACCAACGGCAAGAAGGCCGTGCGCGCTGAGTACCAGGCCAAGGAGCTGGCCGCAGAGAAGGCCGCCCGCGAGCGCGAGCAGGAGCTGGTGGCCGAGCGCAAGAAGCTGGAGGACAGATATGTGCAAGACAAACGCAAGGCAGAGGCTGCCGCTGCTGGTGCTCGCGCTGAGCTTGGCCGGCTGCGCGACCAGCTCGCCGCCCGTGGTGCCACCCCCCAAGCTCCCGCCACCCCCATCCGAGCTGATGGTGGAACCATTGAAGGGCAGCTACTCGGAGCGTGTGCATCAGCTCTTGTTGGAGTGGCAGAAGATGCTGACCGACTGGCGGCGCAGGTCATAGGACTGCAGGCTTACGTGAGGGGCGTGTGTCAAAAGCAGTAAACGCCCCCACCCGCGAACAAGCCCAACAGTTCGACCAATACATCAAGCACTGGCAAGCAGTGCTGGGGCTGCATCGCTGGCGCATGGAGCGCGGCGAGCGGCCGGCAACTGATGCCATGGCCTCGGTCCTAATGAACGACCAGGCCAAGCTGGCCACGTACCGACTCGGCGACTTCGGTGCGACGACCATCAACGAACAGTCGCTTTCCCAGACGGCGCTCCATGAGGTGCTGCATGTCTTTCTCTACGAGTTGATCGCTACTGCACAGGACCGTGGCGCAACCCCCGAGCAGCTTGAGGCTGCAGAACACGGGGTGATCAACGTGCTTGAGGTGGTCCTGTTTGGAGCGGTCGATGGGTTACCCCAGCAAGAAAAGGGATGAGCAGTTCATTGCAGCCTGGCACGCGGCCGGCGGCTCGCCAGCACGCCTGAGCGAGCAGCTGGGCTTAAGCGTTCGCGCCATCTACCTGCGGCGCGAATCGATCGAGCAGCGTCACGGCATCGCCCTGGTGGCCAACAGTCCCAAGGCGCAAAAGCACGACCCCACGGCCCTGCGGGCGATCATGTCGTCGCGCCGTGACGTCAACCGGCTGGAGATCCGCGATGGGGTTGTGCTGGTGGGCTCGGACGCCCACTACTCGCCAGGCGTGATCCCGGTGGCGCACAAGGCCCTGTGCAACCTGATCACCGAGCTCGGCCGCGAGGTCAAGGCCGTGGTGCTCAACGGCGACATCCTGGACGGCGGCAGCATCAGCCGGCACCCCAGGATCCGCTGGAAACAGGCCCCAACGGTCAAGCAGGAGCTTGAGGCCGTCCTGGAGCGCACCGGCGACATCGAGCGGGCGATCGTGCCAGGCACGCACCTGTTCCGCACCTACGGCAACCACTGCGCGCGGTTTGAGTCGCGGCTGTCGTCAATGGTGCCGCAGTACGAGGGCATCGCCGGGTTCACCCTGCGCGACCACCTGCCGCAGTGGATGGACTCCGACCGCATCGACGTCAACGACGACATGGTCATCATTCACGACTGGCACGCGGGCATCCACAGCGGCTGGAACGACGTATTAAAGGGTGGCTGTCATACAGTGACCGGCCACACCCATGAGCTAGGCTGCAAAGCACACAAGGGCTTCAAGGGTACCCACTACGGTATCAAGACGGGCATGCTGGCCGACGACGACCAGCAGGAGTTCGACTACCGGCTGGGCAAGCCCGGGTTCAACTGGCAGTCAGGGTTCGCGGTGCTTACGTGGAAGGAGGGGGTGCTGCTGCACCCGGAGTTCTGCGCCGTGCGCGATGACGGCCGGGCCTATTTCAGAGGGCGGCTGTTTGCCGATTGACCATGAGCGAGAACAAACCCCAGATCGAATTCGCGCCCGGATGCTTTGACGACTTCGACGGCACCCAGGAGGAGCTGCAGGAAATGATTGCGCAGCTTCACAAGATGGTCGAGGACGGCACCCTGTTCCAGCTTGCCGAGCCGGTGGCCGAGGAGGAGGCTGAAGAAATCCGACGCAAGATGGCCGCCAGGTCATCTCGGCAATGAGCGGCTGGCTGATCGCGCTCACCGGCGCCATCTACGCCTGGATCGCCCTGGAGCAGGGCCTAAAGGGAAACCTGCCGATGTGCGTGGTGTACGCGGGCTACGCCTTTAGCAACGTCGGCCTGTACGTCCTGGCGACAAGATAGAACACCTCGCAGTTGCCACAACGAGGTTTTGCCCCGCTCAGCCGGGGCATTTTTTTTGTGCCGCTTTTGTGCCGCACGAACGTGACACGGCATTCGTCACTCAACGCTGAGAAACGCTCAATCAATAGGTTAGGATTGTCAATTCCGATTGTGATACTGGTACTTTGTCTCGCTAAGCTGTTGATTTATAAGGCGCCGCAGGGTTAAAAATTCAGGAATGTGCCGTTTTTGTGCCATTCCAAGCAGTCAGAGGTGGCTGTAGCTCAGTTGGTAGAGCCCTGGATTGTGATTCCAGTGGTCGTGGGTTCGAGCCCCATCAGCCACCCCATTCCCCTCACAGCGTGACCCGCTCAGCCGCCGCGGCCAAGTGCTCCGGCGACAGGTGCGCGTAGCGCTGCACCATCTGCGGCGAATGCCAGCCGCCCAGCTCCTGCAGCACCGACAGCGGGGTCCCGGCCATCGCGTGCCAGCTGGCCCAGGTATGGCGCAGGTCATGGAACCGCAGCCAGGGCACGCCGGCGCGCTTGCACGAGGCCTTCCAGGTGTTGCACCAGACGCGGGTAAGGTCGCCCCAGACGCGGCCGGCGCGGGGCTCCGGCAGGGCCGCCAGGATCGCCTTGGCCGCGCTGTTCAGGGGCACCAGGATGCGCTGGCCGGCCTTGGCCTCGTCGGCCTCAATGATCACCATCCCGCGCTCGAGATCAACCTTGTCCCAGGTGAGATTGAAAACATTAGATCTTCTCAACCCGGTGAGCAAGGCGAAACGGACTGGAGTCCGGTACTTTTCTGGTAGAGAGTCGACCAAAACCTCGGCCTGCTCGCGTGTCAGAAACGCGACGCGGCGCTTCGGCTCAGCCTCAGTGCGCAGCACCGGCGCGCGGTCGATCCACTCCCACTCGCGCTCGGCCGCACGCAGTACGGCGCGGATGAAGGCGCGGTAGCGGTTGCGGGTGGCCGGCTTGACGTCCTGCGGCAGCGAGTCCTCGATGTCGTCGCGGGTGATGCTGGAGAGCTGGCGATCGCCCAGCTTCGGCAGGAAGAAGTTAATCTTGTCCTTGTCCTCCTGAATCGACTTCTTATGCGCGCGCTCGACCAGCCAGCGAGCGCAGGCCTCGCGGAAGGTTTTCTTGGGCTTGGCCTTGAGCATGCGGCCCTGCCAGAGCTCGGCGCGCCGGATGTCATACAGGGCCTGGGCCTGCTTTTTGTCGGTCGTCTTGAGCGACTCGCGGATGCGCTGGCCGTTGATCTGGACGTCGATCCAGTAGGTGTCGTTGCGGAGTTTGAGGGTCATGTCGTGAGTCCTTGCTGTGTTGTTGTGGTGAGATTGTCTCAACAGCATAGGGGTCTGTCAACAGTATTTCGCGGCACAAGCCGGCTAGGAAGTTGACCTTCCCCAATGGGCAATCAGCGCCGCCTCAGCCCGGCCGTCGTCCTTGGCCCGCTTGAACAGGTCGGCCTTGTCGGGCCAGAGGTTGGCGGCCATGGCCCTGGCGCCGTCCTTGCCCGGGTTCAGCTTTAGGTCGCGTTTCCACTTGGCCGGCGCCACCAGGTCGACCGGCACCTTCATGCCCGCCAGCACGCCGCGGACGATCCCCAGGGCCTCGCCAAACGCAAACATGGAGGTGACGCCCTGGCCAGGCATCGCGTTCACCAGCTCGACCACCGCGCGGGCGTCGTCGGCATAGAACGCGAGCTCGGACTGCAGGAACACAGGCGACACCCGTCGCTTGGTCTTGCCGCCGACCTCGAGCTCGGTGACCGGCATGTCGATGACGTCGATCAGCTTGCCGGTGTCGGACTGGATGATGGCGATCGCGCCGCTGGCGCCGGGGTCGATGCCGAATATGTACTGGCTCATGTTGCTGGGTCCTTCTGACGCGGCAGGCGGCCGCGCTTTGCTTCTTCGATGCGCTCAACGGTGGTGAACCTGTGCAGGTTCGCGCACTCGTAGCGCCGGCGCTTGGTGCCATCGGTGCGTTGGCGTGTCTCGCGCACCTCGGTCCAGGCTTCGCACTGCGGGCACTTCATCTGAACAGCTGAATGAATGAGTTGGTGTAGTCGCGCCACATCTCGCCGCGCTTGATGCGGCTGACCGTGGTCTGTGTGATGCCGTAATCGCTGGCGATCTTTCGCTGCGCTCGTGTGTCCTCGCGGATCTTCTGCACGATCTCCGGCGACAGCTTGGCGCTGGCACGCCTGGCCGCAGCCACCCGCTGGCGCCTGGTCGGGTGCATGTACTGCACGTTGACCTTGTTGGTCCGCTTCTGCAGCGTCGTCTTGGTCATCACGACGATGTGGTCGGGGTTGACGCAGAGGTTGTTGCCGCACTTGTAGGTGGCGACCTTGCCCTCGATGTTGTGGCCCATGGCCAGCGCCACGACGCGGCGCACGCACATGTGCTTGCCCTGGTAGCGCATCACCGGCGAGCGGCTGCGCAGCTGCAGAGCCATCTGCCACTCCCAACAATCACCAATCTCCTCGCACCGCGATCGGATCGACTCAATGGCTTGTGAATAGCTCATCACTTAAAACAGCAGAATGGTGAAGAAGGTGCCCGTGGCCACGCCCATCAGGTAGATCACGAGCATGCCCAGCAGCTCCATGCCGCCGTCGATAGTCGCGTTCTCGCAGGCCTCGGGTGTGGGGCAGGGCTTGCGGCCCTGGTTGCATGGTCCTGTGCAGCTCATACCTTGCCCTCCATGATTGCTTTGGCCGTGCGCGTCCTCTTAGCCGCGGCCTCCTTCTGCGCCTTAGTCGTCGGCTTCGTCGGGATCGCGTCCAGGTCGTCCGACTCCATGTCCATGATCGTGCCCACGGTCTTGGGTGCAAACACCTCGCCGCTGGTGATCTTTGCGCCGGGGAACTGGTCCTTGAACTCCGACATCTCTCCGATCAGCGAGCCCGGGCAGCGGTGCAGCTCCTTGCTCGAGAACACCGGGCCCTGGTCCGCGCACCCATCAGGCCCGTTGACGAACAGCTTGCCCGTCTCGGTATGCCGGTACACGACGAAGTTCTCGCCACCATCCACAGCTTCCGCGTAGGGCAGCAGGCCAGGGATCATCAGGTGCGTGTTGCAGCCGGCGCGCTGCTCCGTGTCGGAGATGAGCTCGCCCTTCATCGCGCAGCGCCACTGCGCGTCGTGGATCGGCGTGGAGTGGCAGCAGGTGCGGCAGTTGGGCTCGCCGGCCTGGCCACCGTGGCACACTTTCCACATCGAGCAGTATTTGCACTCAAAGTGCTCGGGGTCAGTGCTGATGCGGTAGGGCGGGGTCGTCGCGTCGAGCAGGCGCTGGGCGCGCTCGATGAGCTGGTCGAACCGCTCGCGGTTGAAGTGGACCCACTCGGTGTAGACGTCGTCGGTGTCCTTGTTGACGGCCATGTAGAGCGCGCGGTCCAGATCCATCAGCCCCATGTAGACCGTCATCTGGTCGTAGTGCTGCGGCTTGCTGGCCTGCACGCCCTTCTTCGTGACGTCGTTCCAGGACTTGTTGGAGTGCGTCTTGAACTCCAGCACCGCCGGCGTCTTGGGCCCCTCGGGCAGGCCCTTGGCCACGCCGTCCAGCGAGCCGCCGAAATGCCCGTTGCATGTGCTCACGCGCCACTGGTCGCCGGTGGCCGGGTCGGTGTCCCACACCTCGGCGCCGATGCCGCGCAGCTCCTCAATCAGGCGCGACTCCTCACGCACGCCAGTGTTGAACAGGCGCAGGATGCGGCCCTTGAACTCCGGCTTCATGGCCCAGCGCCAGGTCAGCCAGATGTAGCGGTCGCAGACATGGCCGATCAGGCTGGCCCCCATGTGGGGGCGGTGCTCCTGCGGCTTACTCTCATACCACCGCACGATGGCGGCGCTGGTGGTGTGAGGATCTTCAGGTAGCGCCGCCATGGTTTAGCTCCCAATCAGGGACGCGGCCTTCTTGACTCGCGGCCACAACATCATCTTGGTTTCAACCGCTCCTGCTTGCAGCAGCTCGTTCTTGCTGTAGGTGCGCCCGTTGTGCCACCGGTAGCCGGGCCCGACGTACACGCCGGGCTCGGTGTACTTAGGTAGGTACGCGATGCCGCCATGAATGAACACAGTGGTGTCCTCTACGGGGTGTGAGTTTTCTTGCACGCTCATGCTCAACCCCAGGGACGTGCTGACTTGTTGGCTGCTGCAGCCGGTGCCGGCCTGGCAGGTGCTGCAGGCTTAGCCGCGGGGGCGTCGACGGCCGCGCGGTAGTTCCAGATCATGTTTTTGCTGTCGTCCTTTTTGTCGAGGCCTACCTCCGCGATGAACGGGATGTCGTGCATTTCGACTGTGTCCTCGATGCGGTCAATGTGCATCGCCATCAGGAGCCGCGCGAGCTGCTCTTGGGCGATCTTCACCGTCTGCTGCGATGGGTTGTTTAAGTTCAGACGCTCCCAGTGCCGGCGGCCGGAGTGCTCGCCGCCCAGCACCTGCATCTCAAGCTCAAGGTATGAGCCGTTGCCGCTCTTGGTCGTCTTGTTGGCCGATGCGGTAATCATCATTTCGTAGTCGCCGGGAGGCAGCGGTCCATAGGACCTGGGCGCGCGTTCTTCAAATTGGACGGACGAGGCTTGAAAGTTGAGGGTTGCCATGATTCAGATTTCCTTGGTTTAGGCGTTTTGAGATGCGGACAGAGCCGCGGCGAATGCCTCCCAGTCGAGGGGCATGTTCTTCAGGCCGAATCGGTTGCCGCCCATGTGCGCGGGGTGCGGCTCGACGTGAAGGATCCGTTTGCCCGTCGTGCGGGCCTTGGTTTCTTTGTTGCCGTAGCCGGCGTCCGACTCGGTGGTGACGATCTGGTAGTTGGCCCAGCCGATGACGTCGGCCCACTCCTGCACCAGGGCACCGGCGCGGTCGTGCAGCTTCAGGACGTACTGGTCATACCCGTCGTGCAGCGGTGACTCAAAGCGCTTGATCTTGTCGTGCGCGATCAGGATCACGGCCATGTTCCGCTGAGCGCGCAGCTCCTCGAAACCCTGCAGCAGCGTGCGCCACTCCTCGGCCGCGGCGATGTAGCCCTTGCCGTAACCGGCGGCCTCGATCGTGGCCCACTTGTTCTGTGTACACACATGTGTGTGTACAAGCGGCTCCAGCCAGTCCAGCGAATCCAGGAACACCGTCTGGTAGTCGTGCTCCTCGTTGAGCAGCGTGCCGATGGCCTGATAGACGTCGGCCAGGCTAGTGGCCAGCGGGAAGGCGGCCGCGTCAACCGCGTCGGCGCCGTCCTCGGTCAGGATGCCGATCGCGCTGGGTGCGCTGGCGGCGAACGTCGTCTTGCCGATCTTGCCGGGGCCGGCGATGACGATCTTGGGCGCGCGCAGCCTCTTGGTGCGGCGGATGGATGAAAGGTCGAATGCCATGTCGTGAGTTCCTTCAGTCGTTGATCTCGTTGTTGGCCCGCACGCGAGCCCTGATCTGCGCGTCGCGCTGCTCCATCTCCTCCCTGCGGCGGCGCTGCTCCTCGTCCCACACCTTGCGGTGGTCGTCGCTGATGCGCGCCTGGTCCCAGAGCCGGTCGTATTGCTTCTTCGACTTGGCCCAGAAGGCGTGGTCGTCGCTGTAGTCGTACAGCCAGTCAAAGTTCTGCAGCGACTTGCGGTACTCCTCGAGGGGTTGAAATTCAATGCTCATGTTGTGCTCCTGTTGATGAGTTGCCAGAATCGCATCACAGTGGCTCAACGACTGAGCCAGTAAAACAGCAAAGAAGCTCCTGCGATGCCAAGTGCGGCCGCAAAGGCGATGTCCGTGGCCTTTGCGATGCGACGCTCGCCAGGCGTGCGGTAGATGTAGCTACAGTCGAGAAAGCAGGCCTCGTGGATGGTGCGGGGCGTGCGGAAGTGAGAGGGTCGAAGCATGGTGTGGGTCCTGTCGTGGGTCAGAAGGGAGCCGGCGGGTACTTCTTGAAGGGGTCTTGCTTTGCTTGCCGGGGCGGTTTGTAGGGCCGGCCCTTGTAGGTGGGGAAGGGCCAGACCGGGGGAGGGGTGTCAGGCACTGGTGGCCTGGCGGCGAGAAAGGTAGGACTGCAGCAGTTCGACCGTGGACTTGCGATCAGTCCACACGCTGGTCAGGCTCACGCCGCTGGGGCGCTGCTCGCAGATCTTGTAGCCGCCGCCCTGGCTGAATGGGAACAGGGTGGTGTTTGGCAGTGCGGCGA